TTTCCAAAAGAAACAATCGAATTAGCACAAAGACAATTTCATATTAATGGAAATCAAAGTAAGTCTAATTTAGAACATACCGATATTAAACTTGAAGGAGTTACGGTTGTTGAAAGCTGGTTAAAGGAGTTTGATAATGACAAGTCAACAAACTACGGTTTTGATTTACCAATAGGCACTTGGTTTGTTACTATGAAAGTTGATAATGAAGAAGTGAAAGAAAAAATAAAAAGCGGTGCTATAAAAGGCATTTCTATTGAGGGCGAATTTAATAATATTAACAGAAATAAAATGAGTAAAGAAAATGAATTTTTAAAATCACTCAAAGCACTTTTTAATAAAGAAGAAGTTGTTGAGTTGGCAGAAAAGGTGGTTGTTGAAGAAGCACCAGCCGAAGTAGAAACTAAGTTAACTTCTTTGGAAGTTGGCTCAACTGTTCCCGATGGAACTTTTAGCGCAGAAGATGGAACTGTGTTCACAGTTACCGATGGTACTATTTCAGAAGTGATTATGCCAGAAGCTCCCGAAGAAGAAAAAGTAGAAGTTGATATGGCTACGGAATTATCAAAGATTAAAGAAGAATTGAAATTGTCTTTTGATGCACAAATCGAAGCTATCAAAAAAGAATTTCACGATAAGGAAGTTGCTACAATCGAGCTAAAAGCCGAAACAAAAGCAAAACCAAATTTTGAAATTAAAGAAGCAAAAACATTTAGAGAGAAAATTTTTAACGAACTAATAAATAAATAAAAAAATGGCAACGACAGTATCAGTAACATCAAACTATGCAGGAAGAGACGCAGGTGGTTTTTTCCTAAAAACATTTAAACAAATCGGTGCTATCCAAAATGGAGCAGTTACCATTTATGATAATGTAAATTATGAACTATGGTTAAAAAAATTAGCCACAACAAACGGACGCAGAGCTTATACTTGCGGATTTGAACCGGGTGGTTCAATCACTTTAACAGAGAAACTTTTAAAACCTAAAAAGTTTAAAGATGACTTTGATATCTGTAAAGAAGTTTTTAGAGCGCAATGGGGTGAATTGTCAATGGGTGCATCAGCTCACAATAATGTAATGAACAAAGAAATTTTGGACGCAATTATTGCTAATAAATTAGCTGATAATGCAGAAGAATTTAATTCATTAATTTGGAGTGGAGACAGTACAAATACTGATGAGTTTGATGGTTTCTTAAAATTATTCTTAGCCGATGCCGATGTAATCGACGTTGACTTAGATACAGTTACGGAATCTAACGTAGAAGCTCAAATCAAATTAGCTTTAGGTGCTGTGCCTATTGCATTGAGAGGTAACAATAATTTGAAAGTATCAGTTTCTCCTGATATTGCTCAATTTTATAACTTCTTTTTAGCAAGTAAAGGAATTGCAAACGGATTAGGTGGTAATGCAAACACTTCTTTAGTGTTCGGTAACTATACTTTAGTAGTAGATTTAGGTTTACCAGCAAACACAATAGTAGTTGCAGACCCTAAAAATTTAGCTTTTGGAACAGGCGCAATGGCTGACCACAATACTATTGACGTAGTAGATGAAGATAGTATCGGTTTACTTACTGGAAAAGTAAGAGGAACAATGGTTTACAATGCTGGTGTACAGTACGCTTATGGTGCTGAAATCGTTTGGGCTCGTCCAATCGCTTAACCCTTTAAAAATATAAAATTATGGCTTGTGATTTAGCAAAAGGCAGAAAACTGCCATGTAAAGACCAAAAGGGCGGAATTAAAAATCTATACTTTGCAAACTACGATGCTTATGGTATCGTAGTTGCAAATGATGTAGTGACTGGATTAGGAACTTTGGCAGACGTATTTAAGTGGGAATTGAAAGGCACAGCCAACACTTCCACTCAAACAATGACAGGGTCACGAGATAATGGTACTACATTTTTCAGCCAAGTTGTAGCGGGTACACTTCCACAATTAACTCCAGAAGCTCAAAATGAATTGACGTTAATGGCTTATGGCAGACCGATAGTATTTGTTGAAGATTACAATGGTAACATTACTATTGTAGGATTAGAGAACGGAGCGGAGTTGACTGGTGGAACAGTTGTAACAGGTGGCGCAAGTGGTGACTTAACAGGATTTACAATCGAGTTAACAGCAGAAGAAAAAAGAGGCGCACCATTTTTAAACAGTTCAATGAAAACAGCTTTATATGCTTTAGTAGTTGATAGTTATGTAGGTGAAGTTTAAAATTAATATGTTTTGTTTTAAAAACACTCCAATAGGGGTGTTTTTTTTTGGCAAAAAATAAAAGATTTTCGTTATAAGAGTATGCAAGTGTTCAAACCATCAAACGAAAGTCATATTTTAAAGATAATTCCACGGTATAAAGTAGAGGAATGTACTGTAAATATACGTCACGAGCTTACCGATGTGCTTACAACACTCGAAAATAAGGCGGTTTTTTGCGAAAACGGGTACTCAATTATACCTTTTGACTACCAATTTAAAGAGGGTGGCTCATATCACATCGAAATAATAAGCGATATTCTAACTATTTGGAGAGGCAAAGCATACGCTACCAATGAAACGGACATCGAAAATTACAAATTACTATGAATAAATTAGAAATATTTAAACTCGAAAGTTATGTCAGACCCGATATTGTAGAAAAATATGGTACTGATTGGGTGTTAAACGGATATAATAACGAGTTTTTTCAGTACATAATTGACCGATATAATGGCAGTCCTACCAACTCCGCTGTAATTGATGCGTATTCTCAAATGATTTACGGCTTAGGATTGAACATTCAAATCCCTTTACTTCCAAAAAAGGAAGTTAGGCGTATTGTAAAGGATTTTGAAATGTTTGGTATGGCATCATTTGAAGTTATGTATTTACAAAATACGCCTGTTAAAATAGTCCACGTGCCAACCGAAAAGATAGCACCCGAAAAGGCAAATGATGAAGGTAACATTACAGGATATTTCTATTCGTATGATTGGAATAATCAAATGAAATATCCGCCAAAAAGAATGGATGCTTTTGGTTATGGCAAAGGTGCAAAGCGTAGCGAAATATTTGTTATTAAAGATTACCAAGTAGGGCAGTTCTATTTTTCAAACCCAAGTTATTTAAGTGCTTTACCTTATGCAGAATTAGAAGAGGAAATTGCAAACTTTTGTATCAATTATGTTAAGAATAAATTTTCAGTTGGTACTATTATAAATGTAAACAATGGCATTCCAGAAAGCGAAGAAGAACGAGGCAAAATTGTAAGGCAGTATAAAAATCATTCAACAGGAACATCCGAAGCGGGTAACGTGACTGTTGCATTTAACGATAACAAAGAAAATGCAACAACAGTAGAGCAAATCCAAATAGTTGATGGTTATCAGCAATACGAGTTTGTTTCAAAACACGCTCAAGATAATATTTGTACTGCTCACAAATTAGTTAGTAAGTCAATGATAGGTATTTCAACAGGAAGCGGATTTAGTTCGACTGCCGATGAAATCCAAATGGCTTTTGATGAAAGTATGATGAACGTTATCCAACCAAAACAGGAAATAATTTTAGATGCGTTTCAACAAATTGCATCAATGGTGGGTGTTCAAACTAATTTAGAATTTTTAAGTTTACGACCAAAAGTTGAGGCAGTACAGCCAAGCGAACAGTTATCTTTATCAGCTCAATTATTAATCGACTTAGGTGAAGATATAGACATCGATGGTTACGAATTAGAAAGCGTTAAACCAGTTGATTATGCTGAAGAAGATGGAATTAAATTAGCCACAAGTACAGGTGTAGCTTTTCCAAATAGAAAATCAATTTACGATACTGAATATAATTTGGTGCGTTACCGATACGCTGGGAATATTGCACCCGAGAGAGAGTTTTGTGTAAAGATGATGAGAGCTAATAAGATTTACAGACGTGAGGACATCGAAGCGATGGGAAGCGTAGTTGTTAACCCTGGTTTTGGAATGCACCCCAACCCTGATAATCCTTATTCAATTTGGTTATACAAAGGGGGCGGATTATTAAGCGCAAACCATCCTGGTGGAACTTGTAAGCACTATTGGGAAAAATTAATTTTTAGAAAAAAAGATATTAAAGTAGATACAAAATCACCAATCGCTATTGATGATGCTAAAAAATTACCAGCATCAGGAATAGCGGGGCAAACACCACACTCGAGATGATTATACTTTTAAACGATAACGACATCACTAAAAACACCTTATTAGGTGGGAATATTGACGTTGACAAATTACGGCAATGCACTTTGGATGCACAAGCGACAAGACTTGAAGAATTATTAGGTGAAACTTTGTACGCTAAAATAGAAACTGACTATGAGAATGACGATTTAACGGGGCTTTACCTAACTTTGTACAATGACTATATTAAACCATTTTTAATCCGTCAGAGCGCAACAGAATATCTTAAAATCGGTGCTTTTGCAATAGGTAACAATGGTATTACAATGCCAACACCAGCCAATACAACTGCACCAAGTGAAAAGATGCTATCAACTTTAACAAATGAAATGCGATTGAAAGCTGATATGTACGCTGAGAGAATGAAAAAATGGCTTTGTAAAAATGATTTGCCCGAGTATGTAAGCAGTTCAGATAATATAGTCAATCCACAAAGAGCGAGTAATAGCGGTTGGTATATGCCAAGCCAAGTAATAACCGAAGATGAATACGTATTATGGCAAATGAGAAGAAACCGAATGTAAAAGAGGTTAAAAACAGTAAATTATTAGAAGTTTATTTAAAAAAACAAGAGCAAGATGATAGGCAAATTGAACATACAAGCGTTAAGGGGCGATACATTTAATGAATATCCTTTTGAGATATTAATTGATAACGTGGCTTTGAATTTAACGGGAGCGGTTATCAAAATGGATATTAAAAAAGATGCCTGTTCGCTTCCTGCCTTGACTTTAACAAGTGTTGCAAGTGCTGGGATAACCATAACCAATGCGGTTAATGGTGAGTTTAAAATTAACGAGCAAATTATTTCTATTCCTGCAGGAAATTATCAATACGATATTCAAATCACTTTAGCCGATAATACTGTTAACACTTGGGTGGGTGGTTTATTTCAAGTTATTAATACCATTACGCAATGAGTACAACAATAGACATAAACGTAACACCGACCATTCAACAAGTAACGATTAATACAGTTGATAATATCACTGTAATTAATGTCAATACTCAAAGCGGTGGCGGTTCTGAAACACTTCAACAAGTAATGGAAACTGGTAGAAGTTATAGTCAAATTGTTGGGGATTATCAGTATCTTTTTAATTTCAATACTGATACAATGGAATTGTTTTTACAAAACAATGATTTAGATTTATATCAGTTATTAAGGTTTCAAGATGAAATTTTATTAACATTTACAGATTTTAGTAATGGTAAATCTACGCAATTATCATTAACCGATGGTGGCGGTGGTCTATCTACTAATTCTACTACATTTGGTGTAAATAGTTTACTAGTTCCTATTAGAACAAGTGGAAGTGGATTTGCTAATTTTTTAATACCAAACAACAAACCAGCAGGGAATTACAATTTAGCGACTACGGATGACATTCCAACCATCGACGCAACCCCTACCGATGGCAGTAGCAATGCAGTAAGCAGTAATGGTGTGTTTGATGCTTTGGCTAATAAAGCGGACAAATCTTCAACTCAGAATATTGTAATAAGAAATATCACACCATCAACAGCGTTAACAGGAACAACTATTGAAACTCAAATAACATCGTTTAACTTTACCATTCCAGCAAATACCTTTTCTGCAAGTGATATTTTAAAAATCGAAACAATCGCTTGGGAAAAATCAGGAACTGCAAATGCTTCAACTTGTCGTATTAAATTAAGCAATACTAATAATTACGCTGGAGCTTCAAACGTTTTAATTTTAGCGGCGAGTGCTGGTAATATCAATATGAGAGGCACACGAACTTATAAGATTGCTGGGGGTAATTTAAAAGGTTTTATGAGCAGTTCTGCAAATGGTATTTTTAACGATAATACTTTGACAAACGTAGCCGTTTCAACTTTAGCACTTGATGTTACACAGCCGATTTATGGTTTTGTTTCATTAACTAATTCAAGTTCGGCAGATAGTACAATAGTTAACGAATTAATTATTTCAAAATGGTAACAACAATTTTAAACAAAGACACAGGCGAAGTGTTATATTCTACGGATGGAGATTTTGAATTAAACGAAAATGAAGTAGTAGCACCTTTTGCACCAACAGATTTTTTGATAAAACCTTGTTTTGACTTAAAAAATAAAGTTTATTTTGAAACAGCAACCGAAAAAGAAATAGAAAGTTATAAAGTTGA